CCGGCATCGCATCCTACCCCTATGGATCATCGCAGTATGAATCTCTTGTAGTCGTCCTCCGTGAACCTCCCCTGCTCCTTGAAGCGGTCGATGTACCTCTCAATCTTCGAGAGAACCCCGTCATCCTTCCCCTTGTCGCAGAGCTTCATCACGAGCCTTGCTATGTCGTTCGCGCTTCTGCTGAAGCTGTCCAAACTCTCCACACCGCCATAACCGAAGGTGTACTGTTCGAACTTGCTGCGCAGGGATTTCTCATATTCCGCCATGCACATCCTCACGAGCTGGCAGTACCGCGCCATGCCGGATATGATGTCCTCCCCGTCACGCTTTGTTATCAGCCCGTAGGCCGAATACTTCGCCTTCATCCTCCTGTCGATGTCAGCGAGCATTATGCTCACCGCCTCAGTCATCAGCGCACAGGCACTGGCCTCGCTTGATATGCTGCTCTCGTCTATGGACTTGTTCACAAGGTCCATGATGGCCTTCCTCGGAGCTCCTTTCATAAGTACTCTTTCCATTTTCGCTTTTCAATTTCAATTGCGTCATCAGAACAGGGTGCGTTCCATGGCTTTTGCCTTGCCTATTGATTTCTTGATCTGCACTGCGCACCTGTCCAGTGTGTTCTGCAGCCGGTTGCTCGCGCCTTCATTCCTCGCGAGCCTCTGCATTGTCCTGATGTCCGCCATCATCTTTTCTGCTTGCTTTAGAGTCATTGTGACTCGGTCAGAACGGCAGGTCATCTGGCTGCTCCTGGAAGTAGGCCTCCGGCGGTACGCCCTGGACTGGCGGCATCGGGTTCGGCTGCTGGGCCTGGGAAGGCCCTCCCTTCCAGCCTGTTGATGTTGTTGACTCCTGCTCGTCCTTCTTGCCAAGGAGCTGCATGGTGTCGGCCACTATCTCCGTCCTGTACTTCGTCGCTCCGGACTTGTCAGTGTATGATCTTGTCCTGATACGGCCCTCGATGTATAGGCTTGTGCCTTTCTTCACGAATTTCTCCGCTATTTCAGCCAGCTTGCGCCATGCCACGATGTTGTGCCATTCGGTGTTTTCCTCGACCTGCCCCGAGGCGTTCTTGCGCCTCTCCGTTGTTGCGAGGCTGAACTGCGCCACGCGCACAGGCACACCGTTCTCCATTTTCTCCCCGAGGTACTTTATCTCGGGATCCCTGCCCACATTTCCGAGCAGGATAGCTTTGTTTACGCTCATGATGATAGTTTGATTATGTTGTATTTCAACTTGCGTTTCGGCCTTTCAGAAGCATTGGCCTCTATTGCCTGCATCGCCTGCTTGGTGCAGTACATGACCCATTCGCCGCCGATTGCTGTTATCTCGCTTATGCCGGTGATGATGTCGTATAGAGGCTCAGGATTGCCCTCATCCCTGGCATGATAGACAACGTGTGTTAACCAGTGCAATGGTTCATCAGGCATGACTCGCGTTGATATAGGCTTCCATGCAGGTATGTATGCGTATGAGCTCTGGAGGCTTTTGCCTGCATTGTACTCGCAGAAGCGTTGCGCCTCTGCTATCGGGTTTCTGAATTTCCGCAGGAACATCTCGGCGGCTACCGCCCTTATCGACGAATCGCTTTCAAAAATTTCTTTTTCTTTTTTTATTTCTTTTTCTTTAAAAAAAACATTATCATTATCATTATCATTAACATTATCATTTAAGCTTGGGTCGCCGTGGGTCACCTTAACTGACCTTAGGTTACCTTGGGTTACCTTAGGTGACCTTGGGTGACCTTGGGTGACCTTGGGTGACCTTAACTCACCTTGGATAACCTTGGGCGAGTCGCTTTCTTCTGATTGCTCTGTAGACCTGCGGTTGTTAGCCCCCTTCTTGCCACCCTCTCTACGCGCCTCGATAATGTCATTATATTTCTGGTCGTCGAGCTCGAACTGGTTGACGAAGAAGTCATACGCCATAAGGATGTCATCATCCACTTCGCATTGCTCTCCGGTCTGATACATATACAAGGCTCTGAAAAGCCTTCCCAGCTGCTCGTCAGAGAGCCGGCTGATTGGCTTCCAGAACCTCGTGTAAAGGATGAATGACTCTTTGCCCATCTTATCTGATAGTTAATGTCCTTGAAGTTGTCTGCGATACGCCGGCAGGGATGATACCTTCATCCTTGATGGCCTGCTTGAGCGCGGTCTTGCTTATCTTAACCTCGATGCTCATGAATGACGGTAGCTTGTCGGCGAGCTGCTCGATGTACTTGTAGTACGGCACTTTCATCAGGTCCTCGTCAACCTCGTAGCCGGCGGTGTTGCGCAGGGTTGCGGTGTATATCTCTCCCTTGATCTTGTCGAGACCAAACGCCTCCATAGTCGAGGCTACATACTCGCGGATATGCTCTTTGGCGTTCTGGACTGCCTTCTTCTTCGACTGGAGCTGCTTGATAGTGTCGTCGAGCAGTTTTGCCCTGTTGTCGAGGAAGTCGAGATAGCTCTTATATGCGTCTATCTTCTGAGGTATTTGCTCCGCTGTGGTTGCAAGCGCTTCCTCTATCTCCGGGGTGAGTTCACCCCCGTTCTCCTCAAGTTCCGCCTCGGTGTCGAAGGCGAGGCGCTGGAGGTCAAATAGTGATAACGTTTTACTTTCCATTTTTAATTCCGTTTAATGCCTGTTGTTGCAACTTTACATCAATGTCGAATTGCTTGATTTCATCCTGTGAAGGGTTCGTCTCGAGGAAGATGTCACGTGCGGTCTTGCCTGCCTTGTTCCTGATGCCCTTAGCCTCGCTGATGATCGCCCTGCTGTATTCCTCAGCGCTGAACCTCTTCCTCTGGGTCATCTTTGGTGCTCCTGCTGCCTGTAGTTCCGCCGCCGCCTTCGCCATCTGCGCCTCTATCTCCTTGTCGCGCTCGGTGCTCACCGCATCCACATCGTCAGCATCTGTCTGCAAGTGGAATAGCTTCATAAGGTAGTAGCGCTCGCCGTAGGTGATGGCAGATCCGAAGCCCTTATCGAAGTCGTTCATTCCGCTGCCTGCCCATTTCTGAGTCAGGGTCTCGCCGGTCTCCGTGTCTATCCAGGTCATCGTCATCGAGAGCTGGTATAGCATCTCGGTCTTGGTGTATTGCTGGCGTTCCTTAAATGCGATGTAGTTTACCGGCTCAACCTTGACTTCCTGGACCTCCGGCATGAGGATAAGCCCGAGCTCGTCCATCTTGGGCCTGATGACCGACAGGAGCTTGTCTCCAGTCAGATAGTTGTAGTTGTAGGCCTTGCCGTCCTTCTTGAGCGCCCTGGCTGACTTCTGCAGCTCAAGAAGCTTGCTATATACACTCATGACTCGAAAGGTATTTCGTAGGTGATGAACTGCTTCCGGAGGTCTTCTGCCGGGTTGTCGCTGAATGTCGTGAAGGTCTTGACCAGGCCATAGAAGCCCTTGATCTCCAGAGATGCATAGATTGTGCTGCCGCCCCAGAGCCTTCTGCTGATGGTGTAGTAGGCCTCTGCTTTGAGTCCTTTGGACTCCACTTCTTCTACCAGCGCCTTGAGGCTTGCTTCAAGGCTGGTGATGTTGATTTCGTTTGGTTTCATGTTCTTATTTTTTTGAGTTAAACTTGGTTTTGTGCGGCAGGCCGGATTCGAACCGGTCATCGTAGTGATGTCTTCGCTTTCATCCCGACGGTGATGCACCATTGCTGCTGCCTCAAGTGCCGGTCTTTCCCGGCTGTCAATGTACAACTACGTAAAACTATAATGACTTCATATAACGCATCTCTGCGTTTGGTGGCCGGAGGAGGATTCGAACCTCCATTTATCCGGTTTCCGGCCTTGTGGGAGGTACGCGACCTCCCTTCTGATGAAGAATTCTGACGTTGTGCTGTCGTGCGCATCACTGCGGTGGTGCCAAGGGAGGGAATCGAACCCTCTGTCCCAAACCTCTCATCCGGTGAGGTCATCCGCACCCTTGCGGCCTTCCTTGGCAGGTTCCGGCTGGACCTCACGGCCAAGCCGGGCAATATGTTGTGTGTTTTGTGTATCAGATGGTCTCCACCATCCTTTTTTGGACCCGGAGCCAGCGCCAACCGGAACCGGGCATCGCAGAGCGCGTGAAAGTGTTAAAAACGACAAACTTGGTATTTTGCCCTGCGCGGCGCATCACTGCGCCTGTATAATTGACATTGCTTTGCTTGTCAGTTACCTCTTGCTTCGTCCTCCTTCTGCTGCCAGTAGGTCTCGTAGTAGAGCATTGCCTGCTCGTATGCAGCATCATCGTCGAAATCGGACCTCATCGGTTGCTTAATCATGTCCCACCTCCTTATGCTTTGCCTCGGAGTCCAGGCAGGCGAACCCTGCCAGTAGGAATGCGAGTGTGTAAACCAGGATGAACGGCCCCGGCTTGCCGGCATTGACCATGCTTGCGGCAGTTGCGCCGAAGAAGATGGTTGCGAGAACTTTTCTCGTCGTGATTTTAGCTTTCATGATATTTTATTTTGATTATTTCATCCTTGACCTGCTTTTCAGCCTCTTTCAGGCACATCAGCTGATGCCTGCTGTAGATGTTCTTCCCTGCCGAGCAGTGGTATTCTGCAGAACCGTCAGCCTTCCGTGCGCGTAGCCACCGTGCCCCGAACTGCTTCTGGGCCTCCCTCTCGCTGAGCTCGTCCTTGACCGGCCATGTCTGCCTGATGATGGCAGCGGCTATGAGGTCAGTGCAGGACATTAGCTGCTCTGATATGGTGATGACGTTAGGCATTGCGTGTGACTCTAAATTTCCCGTTGTCGAGTGTGTTCACTGTGTATGAATACAAGTAGTCCTGATATAAGGTGCTGCATAGCGAGCGAATGTATGACGGCCTTGCCTGCTCTCTTGCCAGGTCTATGAATTCGCCCGGCTTAAGATTACGAATTGTGCCTCGGATGTTAGTTTTTTTCTCCATTTTCAAATATTATTTGTATATTTGTTACAAACTTTGATGCAAATATACAGAACAAAATTCGTATTTACAAATATTTACAGAAAAAAGTTTGCACAAATGGAAATTTCGGAGAAAAAAGACAAATTAAACTCTTTATTTACGCAGTTATATTCGTCTGGGAAAGTTCACACGAAGAAGCAATTTGCTGAGTACATGGGCATGAGCTATTCGAATATAGTTATGGCCATGAATGGAGATGAAAGGTATCTTACGGATAAGCTCATAAAGCGAGTCGAACAAATACTTGAACGGCCAAGCATCGAAGCCCATGCAAGTGGTAACTCAAACGTTGTCATAGGGGATGGCAAAATATCGACAAGTGGAGATGTCCAGCTCGCGGTCCTGAAAAGTGAGAACGAAATGCTCCGCGCCCAGCTGGAGGACAGGGACAAACAAATCGAGTTTTTGAAAAGTTTAATCAATAAATAATAAAGTTATGATAACTACTATTGTTCTATTTTTAATTATCTGGTTTCTGTTCTGTTCAGTTGCAGGAAAAATTGCAAAAGGTAACGGAAGAAGCTTCTGGGGATTTTTCTTACTTTCTTTTCTTCTCACTCCGCTCATTGGAATCATCGTAGCGCTCATTATGGGTGAGTCCACTGCTCACGTAATCGAGCGTATAAAGGAGGAAGAACGAATTCGCGCTGAATTAAGGGATAAAAATACTCAGTAGTTATGGATGACAGTGACCCCGCCCTGTAGTTGTCGATGAAATCCGCTTACGGGCCATATTGAAGAAAATTATAGATGACGAGTTGAAACCTACCTTCCTGAAGATGCTGGAGAAGTCCGAGTCACGTATTGACAGGACCAACAGGATGGTGAACAAGCTGGCGAACGCCTGTCATGCAGTGGAAGATGCCTATACATCACACATCGGCTCGCTCCAGCGTTCGCGCGACAAGCAGCAGGAGGAGAATGTTGAACTGATCATGAAAAACAAGGACCTGACTAAGATGCTCGAGACCTGCATGAAGGAACGTGACCGGCTGCTCGCGATCCTGGAGAAGGAGAAGGAGGAAAAGCAGGCGCTTAGGCAGGAGCTCCACAAGGCAACGGACGAATATGCCGGCATTTTCAAATCTTACGTGCGCCTATCAGAAATGGCAAACGCTTCTTCCGGCGCTTCGTCTGATGTTAAAATTAATCTATGATATGAAAAGGATAGTTCTGGCATTTTTGCTTATCGTATCTTGCGCTCTGTTGAGAGGCCAGGAAACACAAGGGCAGATGGCAAGCGAAAAAAAGCGAAACAAGGTGTGGAATTGGGACAACATGAAGACATCTCAATACAACGATGTAGAGCCCGTTACCAGCTCATCAGGATTCAAGATAGCCTCAAATGAGTTAATATGGCAGCACGTGTTCGATTTCAGTGGGAGTTTTGACGATCTGAAATCTCTAATATCAAGCTGCTCCTCACTTGATGTTGTATCAGTGCGTGACAGCTCTGTTTCGCTGCGTGTAATGCCGTTTAAGGTGAAATCCGGTCGTAGATATATGCAGGAGTCTATGCTTGTCAGCTGCAGTGAGATAAGTGGGAATGCCGTCGTTCAGTACAAGCAAGGCCGCTACCGCACCACCGTGTCCGGCATTATATTCGATGTCTCCGGCCATGCAATGTTTCCAGGAGGTGTGCGCCAGTCTGCTGAGTTCTTCGCTTTAAAAGGCAACGGGAGCAAACTAAGGCTCAACGATTCATTTGTCAAGGATGTTGCGCCATATGTGAATGACGAATTAGTTGAGATATTTACTTTTACAAATGATAAATTGCTGGATGATGATTTTTGATTATACAAGCACTGAATTCCGGCTCGCCGCTGCCATGGAGATGCAAGCGCTTTCTGCGGCCATCATGTATGACCCTTCACTTGCCATCGTGCTACGGCAGTGGCTCGACGAGCTGAGATAGTGGAGTCCAGTCGAAGCAGTCGAGCACCCTCCTATTGGCTTCCCATAGACGCTCCCAGTCCTTCTCAATATAAATGTCGGTCACTTTCATTGCCTCGTCTATATGGCACAGGCAGTCGTTGATGATGCCCTTCTCGATACCTATCTTATATGCCAACGTTGCCCATGTGTGACGCGCCTTGTAGAATGTCACCCTCTCCTGGACTCCGGCAGATCTGGCAGCAAGAGGTAGGTGCCTGGTCACCTGGTTCTCGATTGCCGGGAATGTAAATTTTGAGGAAATGTCCAGCAGCCTTGCCTCTCCAGGCATCCTTTTTATGAGCGGCAAAATGCGCTCGTCTATTCTTACCCTCATTTCCGCATCGTCCTGTCTGCGGTCCCTTGTCTTCATTCTGTGATATATAACTACGCCATTATCATCTGGCGCAGCGCAGTCGTATAGGTCGGGCAGGTTGATGCCCATCATGCCGAAGCTCACAAGGTATAATGATGCAGCACGCCTCTCCATCACCCTGGTGAGGTGCGGAACTGCATTTATGATTTGCTGGATGGAGTCGACAGATATGGCCCTGTGCTTTGTCTGCAGCTGCTTCGGCGGATGGTAGTATTCGTAAGGATTCCTGATCTTGAGCTCGCCGGTCTCGTCATCGTTGTATCTGAGCCTTGCCTGACGGTGGAGATATGCTATCGCAGATGTATATAGGCTCAGCGCCCTGGCCTTGTCGCCATATTTGCCACGCAGCCACCTCTCGTAGTTGCGCAGGAAGGTCGATGTGATTTTGGAGATGTCGAGGCTTTCGCGTTGCGTGAATTCGCAAAGTGATTTGATGGCGTAACGGTAGTTGCCTGCGCTCTTTTTGTTGCGTTTGGCTATCTCGTCTATTATGTCCGAGGCGAACTGCATGAAGTCCAGCGAGAACTCGCCATCCTGCCTGCTTATGATACGCATAACATCGTCTGCCGTTAGAGAGCTGACAACCAGAGGGTCTATCTGTGCAGCCTTCTGCCGTAACGATGCAAGCATCTCGTCTATTCGCTTCTGGATCGCCCGGTCCTTGACCTTGAGGGATTTGGTCAGCTGGTGCGGCCTTGCATATATGGTGGTGGAGATCTGCCTGCTCTGCCTGTTGACGGTCATCCTGATCCGCACGTTGTAAGTGCCATCCTTCCGCCGGAAGCGCTCATAGATGATTGGAGAAAAAGTTATGGTTGCCATTTCTTAACACTTTTCCGCTAATTTAGAATTTTTGCACAACAATAGCACAACATTTGCCGATATTTGTCGCAAAAAAGTGCGTACAAATGCAAAAATAAAGAACGGCAGTCAATGCCGATAGAGCATCAAATGCCGTTCTGTGCGTTCTGTGAAGGTTGTTGAGATACCAAGATTCGAACTTGGACAGACAGAACCAAAATCTGTAATCTATAAAGTGTTAAATCCTTGGTATTGATGTAGTTATGCCGTTGCCTTTGATTTTTGAGCACAACATTTTCACAACATCGTAACAAATTCCGTGAACTTTGCACCCATCGTTGGGCCATCGGTGGGGTATAGGTGGGGTCATATGTTGTCCTGGGCTGCTATTCTCACAGCCATCTCCACTACCTGTGTCCTTGTAACTCCGAGCTCCTTTGCAGTAGCCTCGATAATGTCGGCCACGTCCTTTGATAATCTGAATGCCATTGTCCTGGCTTCTCCTTTTGACTTGCGGCCTGCGCCCGGCCTTAAACCTCCATGTGTCATATTACCTCCTGATAAACCGTTTACGTATAAATTCAGATGCCTTGGCAAGCGCCTTTGCTATTGCATCAAGATCATCCGTCGTGAATTTTGCATCCATTTCAGGGAACTTGTGCCTAATGATGTGCATTTCCGTGTCATCCTCGCTCAGCCTCACTTCATACGCCGATAGCGGCATTGCCTCGTAGTAGTGATGTGAAAATAGCCAGTCCCCCAGCTCGCTCATGGCTTCCGTTGCCTTCTCCGGGCTATCTCCGAGTCTGTCAAGGCCGCTGAACTCCTGCGTCTCATTAAATTCATGCTCCCTGAACTCGCAGGAGAACATCCACTTGGTATCTGTCGCCAAGTACCACCCGGATTTCTCCGGGTGGGGTGTGAACTCGTATCTCATGGCTACCAGATGATGAGGTATTGTCCGCCCTTTGGGCCTTCGTGGATGTGCTCAATGCGGTCCTTTGCCTTGTTGTAGTAGAACTCGCCGCTTACCTCGTACTCCTTGCTTCCGATGGTGTAGCACATTGTGCCGCTCTGGCTATTGCCGTTGAATTCGTCTGCTTTGATTGTTCTCATGATGTTTGACAGTTGTTATCGGGTGTCTCCCGGTTTTAAGTTTAACTTCTGTTGGGATGGTTGCTTCCTTAACCCACTACAAAGGTACAAAAAGTTTTTGAATTTGCAAAACAAAATCAAACTTTTTTCAAAAATTTTCAAAAAAAATACAGGCACCCGGAGGTGCCTGCCATCAGCAACCAGGGCAGTGCCCGTTGAACAACGGGATCGGCCTGTATGGTTCCGGCTTCACCGGCGGACGGGCCGGTGCTTTCGTCTTGCTCTTTGCCATAGATCATCATATAGCCTGCCCAGCCTCATGAGGACGAGTCCGAACCAGTGTGACAGGTACGCCATGACCGCAGCTGCGCCGAGCGCCTGTGTGAGTGTCTGGCCGTCTATCATCAGATAGACCAGGGTGCACCAAAACGCCAGGCACTTCGGGCAGCGCTGTATCTTTCCGAGCACGTCGGCAACTGCGGAGGTAAGCCCGAGGTGCTGGAGAGTGACCGCCATCGCCATCACTGCTAATGAGGTGAGCAGGAGCATGGCTTAAGCTACCGCCAGTGTCAGGAAGGTCTCGCTGACGAACGTGCGACCGCACCTCTCGCATCCATTCGCCGCCATCGCGTTGAACGCATCCCCCTGGGAGAGGGTGACGGATGTCGGAGCAGTGGCCGAAACAAATGGAATGGTGAAGTCCTGCGAGACAATCATCTGCTGTGCGCAGCACCCGTCCGTGCCGCAAGGGTTGTAGACGATAGTTCCCTCCACGTGTACCCTGGCGCTGTACTGGCCTGCGCCAGCCTGCGCATAGCCAAGGAGGGTGAACCGAGGCTGGAAGACCGGCGTGTCTGAAATGCACGTCTTTTTACAGAGCCTCTGGGTGATGTTGGCCCGGAACGTATACGGAGATGCCGTCGAGCCTGCCGCGAGTGTCACGCTGATGACAGCTCTGCGGCCATTGTTGTTGCATGTGCTCATAATGGTGTAGTAGTGTTGTGCCTCCTATTAATCAGTATTGCGGAGTGCCGGAGGCATCAGGCTGCTCCATCGGCTTCGCCATCAGGGCCTCTCTCATTTCAAGAATCATCGCCCTGATGTCGTCAAGGTTCTGCGCCAATGTAACGATGTTGTCATTGATGCGCTGGTTGGAGAGCACTATCTGCTCGAATATAGTTCTTGGTTCCATGTCATTTCGATTTTAAAAATTGCTCAACTAAATAGTTTCCGGCGAAACGCTTGCAGGCCTCTGCCACCTTCCCGGCAGTAACGAGCACGCCCCTGCGGTACTCCTGTGCAACGAGCCTGTTGGCTATATCCTGCGCCTGCTTCGCCTGCTCCGGGGTCTCGGCATAGACATATAGCTCTATTTTGTAAGGTGTCATAAGTTACCTGGTATTGGTGGCACGCCCGGAGGCGGTGAGCCGGCTGCAGGAGCCGCTGCGCCCCGGATCATCTGCAAAAGTCCCGACACCTTCTCCCCGTTCTGCTCCAGCCAGCCGAAGATGTCGCCGGCTGCGGCACGCACCTGGTCGAGAGTCGATGGCCTCTGAGGGTCAAAGTCAGGGAGTTCCGAAACGCCCTTGACGAAGTAGTCATAGAGCTTCCCGGCCTTGTCAATGTCGCCACCGCAGGCCTGTATGCAGGTGACTTTGAGAGCCATCTTTGATGTCGGGACTATCATCCCTATATTGATGTCTTGCTTGCCGAACATTGTCAAAAAGATTAATGGCCGGAGACGAGGCCTCCGGCCTGATGTGAATTAGCCCTCGCAGGTGTCGCAGCCACATGGCCTTGGTGCCGAGTAACGTGCCACCCTCAAGAAGTTGCATCCTCCGATTGCGGAGTTGAGTCCTGAGTTGTTGTTGATGGCCATAGCCTCAGCGAGTGCCAGGGCATTGGAGGTTGATGCCGCTCCAGCTCCTGTCCTCACGTCAACGTACTGAGTCATTGACGGAGCGTGCTGGTTCTGCCAGGTCTCCCTGCTCTGCCTCTCGATGATGTGGTTGTTGGCCAAGATGTCAATGGCCTTGCTGTTGCCGGCAGCGAGATTTTCAGCGGCTTTGAGTCTCGCCTTGGACGCGCTGTTGAGACCCCAGCCTACCGCGAGGACTCCGATAAGAGCTGCAGATCCGACGGCAAGTGCCGTGATGCTGCCGCCCTGGAGAGCATTGCGATGCTTCTGCTCGCATCCATAGCCGTAGCCATAAGCGCCTGCATAGCCTCTCATCTCCTGGTTGTGCAGAGCGAGGTCACCGGCGGTAATGTATGTGCCTTCCATGTTGTTAGTAGTGTTTAGTGCCCTCCAAGTGGCCGGAGGTATAGCCGGAAGCCTTTGATTGCTCCCGGTACAAAGGTCAGCACTTAATCCACAAGGCTCAAGTCGATGCTTCCGCCATGACACTATCTTGCTTCCACGATGCTTCCGAGCTGCTTCCGTATTCTTTGGCAGATGATGCGCTGCATCGGTGTTGGTGAGCTCCTGTGCTCGTTGAACATTGTTATGAAGTTGTTCACGGACCTGCGGCATACGCCCGTCAGCTCCGCAATCTGGGCCGGGAAGAATCCGGCCTCATAAAGGAAATAGATGAGGATGCACCGTGCCTGTACGACTTCCTCGCTCCTCGATTCGGACAATATGGTCCGCAAATCCATCTCTGCCGCTGTCGCAACGGCACCGGCTATCCTCGCGTAAATCTCGCGTTTAGCCATGATATGATGTTTTATAAATGAACACGGGGAGAGCACTGCGCCCTCCCCTCAAATCTCTTACACGATGCCCTGTTTTCAGTATGCGGTGATTTCCGGCCCTTCAGCGCTGCTGCGCCTGCCGGAACGTATGCGCGGCTGGATGATCGTGTAGTGTATGCCTATTCCTATGTATGGTGAGAGGCCTTTGGCGGATGCTCCCCATCCTGCGTGAACGCCAAGACCCCATCGCGTATTGTCGCGGTATTTGGTCACGTAACGGGTGACGGTGCGCTCCGTGATATAGTGTGCGACCGAGTCAATCTCGGTCTCGTAGCCATGAGCATATATGGTACAAAGTGTGTCCTGCCATACAATGTCCTCCCTCTGGACGCGGACCATGACGGTGTCCCTGACGGTATCGACCTGCACCATAGGTATGGCTATGAGAATGGTGTCACGTATGGTGCGCGTCTCCCTTATGGCCTCCGTGACGGTAACGGTGTCGTGCAGGATGACCGTATCAATCCGCACCTCGGCAGGAAGCACGTCGCCCCTGCCTTCGTCACATCCCCTGAAAAGCAGGAAACAGACGAGCACCGTCAGCAGGCAGGTCAATATATGAGACGCAAACTCTTTCATCTTTTGACGCCTCCTATCTTGTCGGCCCACTTCTCCGTGTAGAACCAGTAGTAGTCAATCTTGCTTATGGGCTTGCAGAACGAATGGAGGGTAGCCCATATTATTGATGGGATGCCGATGACAATCAGATAGAAAGGCCCGAGCCACTTGCTCTGCTGCCTGTGGCCTTTCTCATGCATTCTTTTGAGCTTGACGTAATATGCGCTGCTCTTGTAGTATTTGGCCTTGTAAACACGGAATACGCCGAGCGAGACAGCTCCCTTCTGCTTGTCCGAGTACATTTCGAAGGAGTCCTCGTCGTCAATGATGAAGGTCTTGGCGTACACTCCGTGTATGATGAAGTAAAACGCCCCTGCGATGTTCTGCGGCAGCTCCCATATAAGGAGCAACGCCTTGATGAAGTTGTTAAGTGCCTTGCTCATGGTATTATGGTGTTAATGGTTGTTATACCTTCTCCCCCTTGTAACTCTTGTTGTAGAGCAGCTCATAACGCTGCTCCCCGTACAGTTTGTGACTGAAATGCACGAAGGTAGGGTAGAGGATTATCTGGTCATACGGCAGGTGCAGGAGTATAGCGAGCCTTGCAAGCTCCGCAGGCTTGTCACAGGCCACGTCACAGGCTTCGCCTTTAAGATGTTGGCTTGTAGGCTTGCCTCCCACAGCCTTGTTCAACTCCGGGCACCTGTAACCTGAGTTGATATGCAAAGGCTTGCCCCACGTGTCTCGTAGCGGCTGGAGTATGGTGTCAACCAGCTCCTTGACCGCATCCCTGACTTCGAATGACGTGATTACGTTGCAGATGCCCTTCTTGTCGGCAGTTGCCGAGGCTTCAAATTCTTTGTATGAAAAGTTCTTGCTAATCGTGTCCATGATGTCTATGCTCCTTGTTGTCGTCAATATCTTCCACCCTTACGTCGGAGAGGTCGATATTGGCCTTGTCTCCCACTATCTTCCAGATGTTAAGCCCCTTGATAGCCTTGCCGTGCACCTCGAACCAGTTGCTCGTTATGCTAATGACCTCGTTTCCCATGACGACACCGAGGATGACCCACTCGACCGCCTGCATATCGAAGGCTACCGAAAGCGTTGCCGAGAGCGAAACCCAGCACAGGTACTCGAAGCACTTGCCGACCGTCCTCCTGATTGCCCGGCTCGGCCTGATGCGCTCCTTGCGCCTTGCAGCGGCCTTGATGCCGAAGTACAGGTCAACGGCTATCAGCACAAGCGCTGCCATCAGGTACGGAACCATGTCAAGTATCGTGTCCGAGAAGAACGTTATTGCCGCTCCCGTCACTCCCGTCTGCACCACTATCGAGCCTGTGGTCATCTCCTCCCCTCCGTGCATCATTGCTTTCTCCTGTATTATAAAACCCCCATCAGTACCCCGAAAACCGCTGCTGCCTCGACCAGCAGGCATCCGAGCATTGCAGCAAGAATGTCCTTCCAAGAGAAGCCCGTAGTGTCAATCATCTCCTTGAAGAAGGAGAAGATGAACACGCATATTGCCCCTCCGAGCGGAAAGAGCAGCATCCGCCAAGGCGAAACCTGATGCTCCGCCAGAATCATAGCTGTGGTAATCATTGAGCAGGCGAGTCCTCCTATTCCGAAGTGCGCCCACTTGTCAAGTCCCCAATCAGAGAAAAGACCCTTGAAAAAATTTAGTATCCTTTTCATCGATATTACTATTTATATTGTTTTTATATCTCTTCTTCCCAACCATATACTCCCGGCACCCAAACATTGGCATCAGCCGTAGACACACAATGCTTGGTAGGTATATGCAGTAATAACCCCTGTCCCATATTCATACTCTCCGAATTACTTTACAAAGCGGTGATTTATTCGTCACCCACAACAAGGACTCCGCTTCCTCGGTTATAGAATAATTGCTTTGTAACCTTATCATAGAGACATGGCACTCCCGAAGCATCTTCGGCAGCTACGATGTCTCTCACAATAGCTCCGTCAGCATCTTCCACCTTGCATGAATAAATCTTACAAGTGGCCAAATTAGCATCATCTGGTTTGACGAATCCACTTCCTGGCCCATTAAAGCAAACCATAAAGACGAAGAATACTAAATCTGCATTAAGCCATGCCTTCCCCTTCTTTGTACCAACAAGATTGTCAAGGTTCGTTCCGTTAAATACACTCAATGTGCCATCTGTGGAGGCATCAGGCGATAGTTCATACACATATTTAGCCTTACTACTTGCAGGCCAAGAACTATTCATATCACCAAAGCCTATACTACCAAAGTTGTAGCCGTATTTTCCGAGCCTTGAATAGCATGCAAAACGCATATTGTTAGCTGTATTGCTGTTAGGTGCACTGAATGCATATGTATTTGGGTTAGTAGGACGGGTACAAATAAGTGTCACCTTGCCTCCGTACTGCTCAAAACCATCTACGGCAATCCATGCTCCCTTAGTGGTACACTCAATGTAATCATGCTCAATAATGGTGGCACTCTCTACGATGGTATTTGCCTCTGCGTAAATAGAAGAGTGAAGCGAAGAAGTGGCGCGGATTGTTATCGGCTGCGATACCACATCTTCATTGACTCTTATCTCGCCATTTTGGTTAATTTCGGCATAAGAAGAGCCACTCTCAATGCTCCAAATGATCTCCTTATCGATAGCGTCCGATGGGTCAAATGAAGCGATTGCTTTTCCTCTTCCATTAATAAGGGAAGGTACTTGAATAGTAATTCCCACAAGTGGAACATATCTCTTTGGGAAAACCTTGATTATCGGTGTTCTAAATACTTCATCACCGACAAGAGGAGTATTCACGCACAAGAATGATGCTCCTTCTGGAACTTCAAGCACCAATGGTTCTTCATTGTAGTTCCATATCCCCGTACTATAATTGGAGAAAAGCTCCCGATATGTATAACCTTCTACGATTTTTGAGGAATCATCAAGAAAGAGGATGACCTTGGAATCATATTGGCTTTCTCCTCCAGATACCCACCAAGCAAGTATAGGGAACTCAATACTTGCATAGGGTGTGACATCAAATACACCGGCAGGCATATAGCACTGAGTTGAGTCATTATTTATATAGTATGTTTGACCATTGCGGTTATTTCCCGCCTGCGGTCTCCCTCCTATTAACAAATAAGGGGTCAAGTCAATGACCTTCTCATTTATCATAGTGAGTTCAAATTGCCTACTTGTGTCAGTGTACTCATCAAGCACCTCTATGGTTGCAGTACCAGATGCAAGTACAGAGGTGATAATTCCCGTATTTTCATCTACAATCGCTATATCAGGATTCATTGAATTGTACTTAAACTTGTAGATGGTCGCATAATCTGGCACTGGCAGAGCCTCAATGCGGTCTCCCTTATAATAAACATCCTTGTCAACAATCTCAATGTCCGTAACATATGTCTTTTCGATAGGCGTAATGTAGCCTAATTTGCCCGAAAAATAGCGTCCTTGAAGTCTATATGCAATTCCCATATTATCTCGTTATTTTCAATATTTTACCATTAAGTGTGACAGCATAGAAAGTGTCCATATAAAAAGCAAGGCTCTCTATCTCTTCCGATGTGTTTATCTGCTTATCCCATACCACATTTCCGATATATAAATCTAACAATTGAAAATATGTGTTTAGTGGTTGCGAGAAGACAACCATGCCGTAACCACAAGAAGGTTCAATCTGCTGAACTCCATAATCAATTCTTGCCCCACTAATGTTCGGCAGATGCTCAGCCATGTTTTCGGAAATAGTAACCTCTGCCTTGTCTATTGCAGGGATAGGAATGCGGTAGATGTCAGGAGAATTTGCAATATATATATACCCTCCCTCATAGTCAACCCAAGCAATGTTGTTCATCCACACATGGATGGTCTGCACTAGGGTGTACTGATAATCATCGCTGATGTGAGAGACAAAGATGTCGCTTCCGTTTCCGTTACCTTGATAAAATAATGGGAACCTATCAGATGGACGTAGCTTACATCCTGATGATATGTTGTTATTGTGCTGTTCTGCAAAGGAGTTCCCAGTGGTAATCGTTGAGATAAGTTCCCATCCCTTGTCAATATCATATACACCTATCTTGTCATTAGTATTGTGGAACTGGAAGAAGATATTTCCTACATTGATTCCCCCTTGGCGATAGTTGTCCGATACTGATTCTATTGTCGCAATCTGAGTTGCAGATAGCGCAATTGGAACCTCTTTCTCATACCATCTAAAACGATGGAGCCAATCTCTTTTCGCTAAGAGAGAGACATTTATACTTTGCGCATGGATGTTTTCAGCAAACAGCCCCTCACCAGTTATCTTGACTCCTATTGCATTGTCTTTATCAACAATGAAGAAACCATCCTCCTTGGTATTGGCATATTCAGACAAGTCTACGCTACCACCACCGCCCCCCTTGGAACTGATTACATTGTTCTCTATGGTAATGTTCTCACCTGCGGTAAGAGCGTCCTGCTTGCCTGCAATGAGTTCCCTAATCTGCGTATCGTCATAGGTTGCTCCTGCTTCTCCTTGAGGCCCTTGTGGCCCGGTATCTCCAGTATCGCCCTTCGGCCCTTGAGGACCAGCCGGGCCTATATCTCCAGTGTCACCTTTTGGTCCTTGAGGACCTTGAGGGCCTGTCAGGCCGGTCTTGCCTGTATCTCCTTTCGGGCCTTGTGGGCCTGTTGCAGGCACTCCCGTGTCAACATAGCTCTTGATTTCGGTTGACCACATAAACCAGTATCCATCTTGTATGATAGGAGGGTTGACGGTCTGGTCGACAGCGCTCTCCATCCTCTTGATAAGCCCCTCCAGCACGGAGGTCGAGGCGTTGAGCATCTGACCGTCAAGATCTATGACTATTATCTCGACATCCTCGCTCTCGCTGACATCTGTCGGGTCATCGGTGATGACAAATGCAGGGATAGGCACACTGGCAGTGCGGCCATCATACTTAATAGTCACCTCTACATTATATAGGCCCAGGAAGCACTGCTGCCCTGCGTCGAAATACGCAACGAGCCGCGTCGTGTCTGCGCTATCCCTCTCCCATCTGAGGCGCGTGCAGGTCTCCTGCTCCACGTTAATGGCATTGACTGCAAGCACATCTGCCGAAGCGAGGTCGATGATGACCCCGGCATCCGAGAGCCTGAGGCGCATCTTAATGTCGGTGTGCCTGTAGACTTTGCTTATGTTAGTTATATCTGGCATATCTTTTTGATTTTATTCCCACAATACAGAATAAGGCTGGTAGGACCGCAGTTGTGCGCCCTCGACAATGCCGGTAAGGTAGTTAAGCGTGCCGCTTATCAGAAGGAATTCCGTTCCGTTGTATTTGAACTTGCGGTCGAGCATGATGTCGTAGTCCGTGCTGATTATGTCGCCTTCCAGCACATCATTTGTGTCGATATAGTGCATTAGTAGCTCCTTATGCTTGATTGCGATTATATTTTCATGGCCGCCAGAGCCCCACATCCAGTAGTTAGGCGCTGGCGCAGGTACAGCGTCAGAGTTCAGCCAATAGAAGATGTTTGGATAGATAAACGGCATAGGCACATTGGTGTAATGTGTCAGGAAGCCGATGTCAGGAGTTATTTTCTTTATGACATTGTTTCTCTCACTGTTAACCGTCTTGACCGTGTCCTTCTCGACGCGGTTTAGCGCGTCATTCGCGGTGACCTTCGTGCTCTTGACACGTGCGTATATGCCCTTGCAGGCATAGTTGGCTATATATGTCGCAGCCTCTGACGTCTTTGCTCCGAACGTTATGCTCCAGATGCGAATCGCTGATAGTCCGTTGTTAACATATCCGTCAGGCCAAATGTCCGTAGGTACATTAAGCGTGATGGTGTCAGGGCTATCATCTGCTGTCAGCGTAATCTTTTTCACTGTGCTTGTCCAGCCTCCTTCATACGCGAATAGATAGCCCGGGCTCGGGTTATCTCGGTTAAAGACGAAGAATGTATAAACTATCTCCTTGATGTACGTGTCCTGCAGCTTGGCTAATCTTGAACCTCCATTGAGAGTGTAGGCAAGATTCTCGAGCTGGATTTCAGCGCCGAAGTACATCGACGACACGCCTCCGAGCATGAGCGCTGCTGCCATGTCTTTGTCCGTCGAATTCGCTGCGAGGAATACGCCATCATAACCTCCGGTATATTTTGACGGGTCAAGCAGGCCTATGCCATCCCATTGGTGTGATTTTGATACGTTAGGAGTAGAAGGCGTGGTGATAGCAGGCGAGTTAGTCAAAGTAGATTTCGTGCCTTCGTCTGAAACCAGTTGTGACGTATAGGTGATGTCCGTCTGCGTCGCATCCCGGAGTGATGATTCGAATTCGTTTGTGCTGTTGAAATCGAAGGATATTGTGTCGGATATATATCGGACGGCTGCGCTTCTGCGCAGCGTGCCGGAGTTGTTGACGAATTTCACATTCAGAAGTGCCGCTTCATCCCTGTCGATGTCCCACATCGGCATGTACCTCATATAGTCGCAGATGACATTGTTTTGCCCGACATAGCGTATTTGTAGAGCAAGCGAAGAAAGCACCATCTCAAGCGCTTCATACCTCGTCTTGCCCTCAAAGAGCTTCGAGTTGAGCAGCAGCGAGCCAACGCCCTCGTAACCGTCTATCGTAAGGTCGTTGTAATAGACAGTATTGTCTCGGAAGTTCATTGGCAAGTTGATGAGCCGCATGGAATCATATATGATGTCCTGAACTCTTACGAGTCCCGAGTTTGTCTCGTTCACCGGGTTCTCGTCCCATTCGTAGTCGGCGAGATGCCCTATTCCGTCACGAGCAGTAATGGTGAGGCTCGCCCTATAGACAAGTGGTATCTCAAAGTTGTCAGCGGTGATGTAGCCTGACCATTGTATTTGTCCATTGTACAAGACCTGAACTCTATATTTATAAGCATAAGAAGTATAGAATATGCTCCAGTTGCCATACCTTGTCGTTGATGTCTCTGGGATATCTGAAGCATCGACGATGGTAAAGTTAAGAATAGTCTTCGTTATCGGCGACGTAGGGTCATCGTCTCCGTCGATGGTGAGCTTGAGCTGCTGGAGATAGCCTATCTCCTTCGCCACGCCTGTGAAGTTCTCCTCGCTTATCTCGAGCCTTACGGTGCCATGCTTAACGGCCACCTCCTTGTAAAATATCAATCCGTAAGCCATGATCACCTCCCGTAGTATTGTGCAGCCCTCTGGCCGCTTAGTAATATGTCCTTGCCGTCAATCTTGCCCTTGACATAGATGGTCATCTCTGTGCTGATGGACTGGGATTCGACAGCCTGCGATGATGTGCCGCCGGAGGATGCCGTTGTCGACGAGCCGGTGAAGTTGTCAGTTAGTGCCTGAGCCTTTTTGGAAGCGAAGCTGCCCAGCGCTACAAGTGCTGCTCCTGCAGCTATAGCAGCGAACGGATTTGTGATTAGCTTCTTCAGCGATACAGCAGCAACGCCGAACTCGATGAGCATCGAGCCGAACTGCTTTGCAAAAGAGCCCATTTGGCTGAGCATCGTTGCGGCGAATTCATCTATCCCTCCACCTGCAGCAAGCTGGCCAATACCTTCTGCAAATGATGCTATGCCTCCTTCAATGCCTTGCTCAAGTGCAGACGAGAAGGCCTCCTTCCATTGCATCATTTCTTGTTGCTTCTGCTGCCAGTCCTGCAACAGCTTGTCAAGGCTCGCCTCTGCATTGCTGATGTCCAGCTCAGGCAGCTCCCATTCGACATCTACAAGGTCGAGGATGTCGCTCCAGGCACTTTCAACCTCGTACTTGCCATCGAGGATGCGCTGCGCCACATCGTCTATCATTACGTCAACGATAGCACCGTAGTCTGTTTCCTTAGGCTTTTCATCGGATTTTGAATTAGCACCGATGTTCGCCGCGTTCATTGCGACGCGGTCGATACGCCTGAGGCTGTCGTTGAGCTCGTTGGCTGCGTTGTTGTAAGCAACGATGGCATCAACCATCTCCTGCGTCAGGGTGTCGGACATTGACTGATAGGCCGCGTAGAAGTCGCCGAAGTTCTGCTGTACGTAGTCACTGTTTGTGCCCATCATCTTGACGAGGTTGACTATCTGCTCGTTGCTGTACTTGCCGGAAATGCCGCCCACTGCTGCCCAGTTCTGAACGGTAGCGTTCATGAAGTCCTTGTAGCCCTGCGCCCTGTTGCCATATAGAGGCTCGAGAAGGCTTCTGTATTCAGCACCTGCAGCAGCCCTCTCCTTACCGCTGAGTGCCGTGTTCATCATCTTAAGATAGAGCTCATTGAGACGAGGAGCCATCTCTGAGGTGGCAATTTTGAATGCGTTCTCAATTTCAAACATCGCATCCTGCGCAACAGATTTGGCCTCTCCTGCCATCTTGGCCGTGCCACTCTCTCCAGAGCCAAATATTTGCCCCCAGAATCCGAATGGATTCCATAGGAAGTTACGCCTGTTATTTTTGTCTGCTATGCCCCGGTTGACTTGGCTTATGAAGTTCTGCCAGCGGCTTGTCATTCCGCTCATGGTCTTGGCCCAGGCATCGCCGAGTGTCTGCGACGAGTTGATGAACTTCGACACGGCAGCTACGGCAGCTGTGCCGACAAGTGCCCATGCAGCCTTGGCGCTTGCTCCCATGCTTTTAAGCGACGAGCCGAAACCCTTCGCCTTCTTGTCGGCATTGTCAAGCCCCTTGTCGAATTCGTCCTTCTTAAGACCTAACTTCGCCCATATCTCGCCTATCTTTCCCATTATAGTAGTCCTGCCTTATGAGTTCAAGAATGTCAATCTGCGCCTGCTCGAGGCGGTATTCCTTCGCTTTGTTTTCCGTTGTTTCGTCCTCCCAAGGGAAGCGAATCCATGCCTGTGGTGTGGAAGGCTTGTGATGAGGCTTGATGTACGGCGATAGCCGCATCTGCAGGTAGCTCTGCCACCTCGCTATCTCCCATCTCTCCCTCTGCTCCTTCTGCTTCGCCTCGAAGAGGCATCTGATTTCACGTGCGGTCGTGAAGCCTGCCTGGACGATGCTCTTGCCGCACTCTCCGACGAGGAAGCCTTCAACGCCTTCCCAGTCGACGACAAGGTTCACTTTTTTTTTGAGCCTTCTTCGTCCTCTCCGTTCTGGCCACCTCCGTAATTGAGCGCTTTCAAGGCCTGCTGCGCCGCCTTGACAAATGCTTTCGGGTGCTCGAATGCCCATCGGTGGAAGTCGATGCGGTGGAGAGGGAAGTCCTCGATGTCCTTGCCCGTGAGGTCCCAGTGGTTGAGAGCTGCACAATAGAGCACATCCGCACCAAGGGAGTAGCCAAGTCCGCCCTCGGCTATTGTGTCCGATGACTTGTCGTTCGACGACAGGCGTACGTTCTCACGCCCGTTGTAAATGCAGAGGCGAGGCGTAACTAACAGCTGCACATCCTCGCCTCCAAAATTGATTGTCAATATACCGTCAACCATGGCTTAGCTCACTGTAGGGTAGTGCTTGACTTCGCCCGTAGCTGTGAGGCTTATCTGCCTCGTTGCAACAGAACCCTGGTCGTTGGTGTCTGCTATCTCCGTGATGATGGCCTCGAAGGCGTCACCCTCTGACGGAGTGCCTGTAGAGCCGGAGGACGAGAGTACGCCGATGAAGCAGAAGACGGTCTCACCGGAATGCAGCGCACTTATCATGTCGTGCTGCGGTCCGCTTGATGTGTCGTCGGTGAAGACAGTCACTGATGCTGTCGCCCCCTTCTTGCCTGATATGAACTGCTGCCACTCGGTGCTCTTGTCGCTGACCTCGATGGACTCCGCAGTCTTGTTGAAACTATTGTTCTGCTCTCCTGCGAGCCATGTCCAGGATGATCCTGAAAGCGAGCTGCCGAGATAGAACCTGCGCTTGTTGCCTAACTGTGCCATATTATTCTCGATTAATTATGAATTCTATTACGTGTGTAAGCCTGTATGACTGCAGCTGCGTCTCGATGTAGTCCTCCTTCATTTCGACAGAGGTCTCAAACGCTCCTACAATGTTAAATTTAAATGCCGATGCTATGCCCGGCACATTGGTCTCCGCATCCATGATGGCCGCGATAGCTTGCTCTCCGAGCCTTACGGCTTCGCCCTGGGAGGCCGCTGACATCGCATCAATGGTGATATTGACGCTGCGCAGGTTGCCTGCCTTGTCCTGCGGTTGCTCTTCCAGCACGGACACTATCTCTACCCTCGGGAAGTCAGCCGTTCCGTTGACCGGGAGGCCGGCAGCCTTGAGAGCCGCGTACAGATGCACGTAGAGCGAGCCTGCAACCGGTGATGATATGTCGCCTATCCTTGCCATTATATCCTGCGTTCTGCCTTGTTTATGATGTTGTTGAGACTATCTTCTATCTTGCTCATCACTGTCTCGGTCGCTTCCGAGAAGAAGTTCTTTGCCTTGGTGCCGTGCATGGCGATTTTCCGCGCTATCAGGAAGCCGACATACATCTTGTCCTTGTCCGGCACCCTCAGCTTCTTCTTCGCCCACTCGGCGAGCATCTTGACCGGAGGCATCCTGCCGGGCCTCCTGCCGTACTCGACATACTCGGCGTAGTTCATTTCGAAGCCAGCCTCGTATGAGAGCTCTCCCGTCTTGCGCACCTTTCCGCTGTTGCTCAGTGCTCCTGTGTTGTTGGAGTTCGGTTGCTTCCGGAGGTTCTTCTGGGCCTCGGCCACTATGAGCATGCCGCCCGTCTTCAACGCCTTCTCCCCCTCTGCCCTGGCGGCAGTGCTCAGCCTGCGGAAGTTGCTTGCAAGTTGCTCAAGGCCGTGAAATGTCAGCTCCATCAGCGGTCCTCCTGGTAATAGCCATTAGCCCTTATGACAAGGCCTCTCCCGTCAATGTCCTCAAACGCATCAAGCACTATCCTGTGGCCTCGCCATTCGATGAGGTTGAATTCCACAGACGGCTTGCGCATCTCCACCTTCACACCCACTGCATCTGCCCTCTCGTAGGCCATCATCGTCATCGTTGCGCTCAGCCTCTCGATGTTGGCGTATGCGTAGCCGGCGATGACCGGCTCGGCCTGCATCTTGTGCCCGAACTCGTCAACGGTCACCTCGGAGCGGTACAATGTTACCAGCTCCCGGAAGCGTCTGGATGATGACTTCTGCCTCAGCATTGTGCAAGTATCTTGTGGATTTCATCAGTCTGCCCGTCAAACAAGGCTGCTGCGTACTGGAGCACGACAGGTATCAGCATCTGCTTCTCCCCTTCGTCCGGTGCTGTCGTGTAGTCGATGACAAGGTCCTCATGGATAGCTCCGAGTGTGTCTACCGCGTTGCCTTTAGAGGCGAAAGCTATATCTTGCCCTGCCGGTGTCCTGACAGAGGTGACCTGCGCCACATCCCCGTACAGAGGCACGACGGTGTCAGATATGCAGCTGGCCTCCAGCCTCATCTCGCATGGTGCGACGCTCCTGCCGCTCCTATCTTGCACCTCGATGATGGCAGCGTTGAGACAAGAGAGCAATATCGAGTCCTGCGAGCTTGCATTGGAGCCGACATACTTGCGCAGTTGCGGCAGTAACATGCAGCATGTGTCCTCGTCTATCCTGAGTGTCTTGAGCATAATCAGTCGATTTTCTTCCAGTAGCCCTCCTTGACCATATAGCCGAGATAAGGGAAGTCCTTGCGCACTTCCTTCTTCTCGCCTTCGCGGATGCCGTCATACGGCTTTGCAACAACGATGCGGACGACATCGGCCTTGTTGTCGGCTGATGTCATCCTCGTCGTCTTATGAGTGTCAGCTGCCATTATGCAGTCTCAGATATTGCGGTGATGGCGGTAGTCACGTTAGCAACGTAGATAACGCCCTTCTTCTCCGGTGCAGGCACCTTTACCTGGAATGCCTTGCGGAGCCAGCAGTTCCATCCGTCCTTGCCGGCTACCCTCTCAAGCTCCAGCTCGTACTCGCCTTTCTCCACGAGCTCGACGCAGGTGGAGTCGCAAACGAGCAGCTCTCCTGCTCCGAGGTCTGCGGTCGGGATGACCTGCACTTGTCCGAGCATGCCGGTCACCTGGTTATACAGATAGCTTCCGTTGTCGGCCTTGATGCCCCTGATCTGCGCCTCGAGAGCATACGGTACGAATACGGTGTCGGCTGTGAAGCCGTTGGCCTTTGCCTGTGCGATGGCATCGAGGATGACATCAGCAACAGTAGCCTTTGTGTATTTGGCGCCCGTTGCAGCGAAGGCGGTGCTGCCCTGTGTCTTGAGGCCATATACGTGAGTCTTGGCGGAGGAGTCGTTACCGTCACCAGCCCATACGAGGCTGTCAGCCTTCTTCAGGATGCGCTGGATAGCGGTGGTACGTGCCCACTGGTAGATGAGGTTGAACCAGTCGGTGGTCTCCTGCGATACCTCAATGAACGATGCGAGCTTTGCGAACTGCCTTGTCTTGCCGGTGATAGCATAGGCGTTTGCGGTAGAAGGAGCAACAAGCTCTCCTACGTAGCCGGTGTTGTCGGTGTCTGAACCCTCGAGCCACTCGATGATGTTGCCTGTCCTGTTGACCTTGCGGAAGCGGTTGTAGAAGGCGAGAGCGCCTATCTTGTCGGCATGAACGGTGGTGTCCTGCTGGATGCCGAGAGAGGTCCCGGTGATGTCTGTGGTCGAGAACTTGTAGGAGAGAGTGCCGTACTGGCGGTTTTCGCCCTTTACGAATTTCTCGATTTCATCCTTCTTCTCGTCGAGCACGCTCTTGAGCGCGTCGCCGAAGGTCTTCTTGGACTTCGATTCGATGGATTTCTTGAGCGCGTCGTACTGGGCCTTAAGCTCATTTGCGCTCTTGTCGAGGTTGTCTATGCTCTGGTTGGCCTTGTCGAGGTCAGCCTGGAGTCTGTCGGCAGCAGCCTTGGCCTCTGCGGCCTGCTCGGTTGCCTGCTTGAGCTCGGCCTGCATCTGAGCGGCCTTATGCTCGATTGTAAGTTCTGGCATAACTAATTAATTATTTATGTGTGAGAAAATTCGTAGTGAGTATTCGCGCTCGACCTCGGAGCGGAGCTTCTCGAGGTCCGCGTTGGACATTGACTTGAGGTCTATGGCCTTGTCGGCAGACTTGCCGACGGACATAAGCTGCGCACGCGGGTTCGCCGCAAGCGTGACGGGGGAGACCTCGAAGATGGTGATGGCATCGAGGTAACGCACCTCGTCTTCGTAGCCATCGGTCTTGGCGTAGTGGTATTCATCTGCTACATAGCCGATGGAGAACTCCTTGATAGCCCCTGCCTGCAGGAGTATCTGTACATCCTTGCCGAGCGATGTCGGGAGCACATCAGCCTCTATCCACAAGCCCCGGTCGTCCACGCCCTTGTCGGTTATCTTGCCGATGACCTTGTCGAAGTCGTGCTGGTAACATAGAGCGAGGCGTGAGGCCATCTCTGACATCAGCCACTTGTCGCATGCCCCAGGGACGATGATGTCGCCGGTGGAGTCGAGGTTGCCGAAGCCGAGAGCGTATGCCCTTATCTTGAGCACACCATCCGAGTCCTGCTTGACCTCAAGCGCTGCGTTGAAATTTTTGTATTCCATATTTCGAGATTCGTTGTTCGCACGAATTTGCCGAAATAATGGTGGTAACCTCAATGGTTGATATATGCATGTTTAATGGCCTGCCGCGCATCTCTGCGAAGCAGGCCTGATACAATGAAGATGAAAAGATTCGTATATATGGAAATGGATATGTCTAAACAGGCCACCTGATGCAGGTGCATGCGCAGTTGATGACCTCCGCTGCAGCAGGGTCCAGGCTTGTGTCGTGAGGATAGGCAAGATATGAGCCGTTGACCTCAAAGAGGTCGTTGCGCCCTATGATGACCCCGTCCATCGCAAGATGGCTGTCACGTGTGTTGGTGAGGCCGCTGCATGCCCATTGCTTGTTGTAGTCGACATCAAGCGATTCGGCAGCGACATCTGCCGCCCTCCCCAGGGAGAACATAGTCTCTGTCTGGGCTATGCGCCTGACTTCCCACTCCTGCTGCGCAATGTATCTGCGCATGATGCGCTGGGTCAGCTTCTCAACTCCGTTGAAGTCATCCTGCATCTCGTCTGCGAGGATGGCGCGTATGGTGAGTTTGAGCGTGCCGGTCACGGAGACAATGAGCTCTCCTGCCCTCTCCCTTGCATACGAGTTGATGGCGGCGAGCCAGATGTCCTCGAGGATGTCGCTCTCGTCTGCCTTTGCAGCGCTCATGTCACGCACGGTGCTCTTGGCCTGAGGCAGCCCGGTGTCGTGATAAAGGCCGGTCACTATGTCGTACAGGTATGGCTCGGACAATGAGGTGTCGATGACACCTGCCCATTCGGCAGGGTCGAGGTCCATGCACTTGCCGAGCACTCGGCGCACCTCCCTGGAGCGGCACCGCTTGAGCCTCGAGCCATAGACCTTCGCCACAGACATGGCACGCCTGCGAAGGTAGTCACAGTGCCTCCGCATTTCAGGTGTTATGGTCTTGCGTCTTGTCATTCGGTGGTGATGTCGTATGGGTCATCCTCGTAGTTGCCGAACTGGGTGCCGATAGGTATCATCGGCTTGTCGGCATAGTCTTCATCTATTGGGTCGTAGCCCATGACCTCTCGTCTCTCGTTCAGTGAAGCGCACATCTTGCCGAGCGCATCGAGGGTGTCGGAAGGCTTCTCCTGAAGCACATCAATCTTCTGTGTGTCGACCTCGAGCTTGTATTCGCGTGAGAGGCCGAGGAAGTTAAGCAGGTCTTCTGCGAACTCGTTGCACATAGGGATTGCGTTCTGCTCGTATATGGTCTTCTTCGCCTCTTTCGCGTTTTCATACTTGCTCTGCCCATAGTATAGGTCGACAGGTATCTGATAGAGGAAGCAGAGCAGGGTAATGGCCTCCTTGTGGCTTGTGAGGATGTCGAGGTCAACCGGCTTGTTGCCGAGCTGGTGGGTCTCGACAGGAGTAGGCAGTATCTTCGTGCGGTTTACGTTCTTCAAGTGGTTGAACTCGCGCTCCAGCTGGTCGACATCGCTCTTGCGCGGCACGCCGCTGATGTTGTCCGGTTTCGGCGTGATGATGGTTGCCACGCCACCGTTCTCGAGCGCAGTGTCCTCGCGCCTGATGCCCTTGTCCATGACGGAGAGGTAGGTGGCAGCTGCCACTATCTTCGATGTGCCGAACATCGAATGGTCATCGAGGTTGTAGTCGAATGACTCAAAGACATCCTTGAACGCGATGTCACGGTCACGCACTCCGGTGGTGAGTGTAAGGCCCTGCATGAGCGCGGAGGTATCTCCTGCGCCCCACTTTGCAGATATGCGATGTGACGGGATGATGTACATCTCTTTCGGCAGGCCGCGATTCTTGCCGACATCCTGCCTCATGACATAGACCCAAGCATCTCCGAACAGGAGCTTGTTGGTCGCCCATGCTGTGACGAACTTGCGGAGCGTGAAGCGGTCATTAGGCCTTGACAGTAGGTCAAGCAACGGGTGCATGTCTACCGGCTTGTTGTCCTTCCTCGTTGTGAGCAGGAGGTACTGGGCAACATCACCCACATTGCGCGCTATGTAGGATATAAGGCCCTGCACCGGACCTTGCTTCGTGTAGATGTCAGCTATCGCCTGACGGGTGAGCGGCGTGAGCGGAGGAAGCTCCAGCCCCCTCATCGTCTCGCTGATGTTGCGGAGGTATATGTTTGCGTCGTTCTGCTGCGCCTCATAGTAGCCTTTTATTTCGGCTTGTATCGCGTCAAAATCTTTCTGACGCATAATCTTCAATCCAAGCATAATAGTTTCATTACAGGCCGTAATATCCGCAAAAAATAGGGATGCTCTCAATGATTGATATATAAATTATCTCTCACCGGCCAGGTTCGTCTCGCTCTCCCTGCGGAGGTAGGTCACCGCTGCGTAGTTGATGGCATCCATCAGATGGTCGTTACCGTCCTCCGGTTCGTTGAGATAGTGTTCAGCATCGTTTCGGTCTCGCTTGTAGCTATATGTCGACCTCTCCCTCTCGATGTCTTCGCCGCAGAAGATGACGGAGAAGTAGCGAAGGTACATGATGCGCCCTGCCTTGTTT